AATTGGGCTACAGGAGCGGGCTATACAGCGCAAGGCGGTTTCGGACAGAGAGCTGGTGGTTAAAAAATTGCGATGCTGGACTGAGGATGGCATCGATCCAACAACCCACGAAGAACCGACAGCGGCACAACTGCAAGCTGCACAACTACTAGGCCGCACAGTGGCCCTCTTTAGTGACAAGCAAGTGATCGAGAAGGCTGATCGATCAGCAGAAGATGTGGCGGCTGAGATCCAACGTCGGCTATCCCAGGCTGAAGCCGACCAAGCCATAGAAGGAAACGGTCGCAGCGAGTTGCATTAAGAGTGCCAGGGGTCTTTTCCTGACACCCTTTTAAGGCCGACAGACCCCACCCCCCCTACACAAACTGTCGGTACACGCTACTGTACATAGTGAAATGCACAAACGACTACCCCATTTTTCTGGCAACTAACACATACCACGAATAGCGACCCATTTTTTGTATACTTTGGTGCCAGGAGTCCCAGGCCGCAAAAAAATTTATAAAAAATTTTAGCGATAGCCTTGACATTCGTTGTCAAGTCGCAGAGTCTGCTAAAATGTCCTATAGTTGACTATAGATAGCTTTCGACCTAAAGGCTTACGACGGCCCCTGTGGGGTGGTCGGGGCCGATGCAGCATTCGAGATAGCTTTCAGATCGAAAGCTTTCTATCGATAGCTATCGACAAATCCCTTGGAGTGATTTTGTCAAAGCGAATTGACGCAAAGTTATTAGAAGCACTCCCTAATCTTCCGCTCGAAGAGCAGAAAGAAATCCTTTCTCTGTTAGAAGATCTCGAAGAGTCTGAGAAGCGGGAGGCTGCGCGTGACAGCTTCATGGGGTTCACCAAGTATGTATGGCCTGCGTTTATTGAAGGCAGGCACCACAAGATCATGGCAAGCGCATTTGAGCGTGTCGCTAATGGTGAATTAAAACGACTGATCGTGAACATGCCGCCGAGGCATACCAAATCAGAGTTTGCTTCGTATCTGTTGCCTGCTTGGTTTCTAGGTCGCTTCCCGGAGAAGAAGATCATCCAGACCGCTCACACTGCTGAGCTATCTGTTGGTTTTGGTCGTAAGGTGCGAAACCTAGTCGATAGCGATGACTACAAGTCAGTCTTTCCCAGTTTGGGTTTGCGATCCGATAGCAAAGCTGCTGGTCGATGGAGCACCAGTAAGAACGGTGAATACTTCGCTATTGGTGTTGGCGGTGCTGTCACTGGTAAAGGTGCGGATCTGCTGATCATCGATGACCCTCATTCTGAGCAGGAAGGCCAGAGTGCAGATCCTAGCGTGTTTGATCGGGTGTATGATTGGTACACCTCTGGCCCACGTCAGCGTTTACAGCCTGGTGGCGCGATCATTGTGGTGATGACTCGGTGGCACAAACGGGATCTGACAGGACAGATCATTAAATCATCGGTGCAGCGTGCTGGTGTGGATGAGTGGGAAGTGATTGAGTTCCCTGCGATCATGCCATCGGGCGGTGCTTTGTGGCCTGAGTTTTGGTCGCTGGAGGAGTTGACCGCACTTCGTAATGAGTTACCGGCACCCAAGTGGAATGCCCAGTATCAGCAGAACCCAACTTCCGAGGAGGGTGCGCTGGTTAAGCGCGAGTGGTGGCGTGAGTGGGAAGATGAGCGTCCACCGCCGTGTGAGTTCATCATTCAGTCTTGGGATACGGCGTTTCTAAAGACACAACGCTCGGACTACTCAGCGTGTACAACGTGGGGTGTTTTTTATAGGCCCGACGATGATGGCGTCACTCAGCCGAACATTATCTTGCTGGATGCGTTCAAAGAGCGTTTGGAGTTCCCAGAACTCAAGAAAGCGGCCCAAGAGTTTTATGTGGACTGGCAACCTGATGCCACTATCGTGGAGGCAAAAGCTGCCGGTACACCGTTGATCTTCGAGCTACGAGCGATGGGGATACCTGTTGCGGAGTACACCCCATCTAGGGGTAACGATAAGATCAGCCGTGTTAATGCGGTCTCGGATCTGTTTGCATCCGGCATTGTGTGGGCACCAGGGACTCGGTTTGCTGAAGAGGTGATCGAGGAGTTTGCTGCGTTTCCTTCTGGTGAACACGATGACCTTGTAGACTCATCGACACAGGCATTGCTTAGATTCCGTCAGGGTGGCTTTCTAAAACTAAACTCTGACGAAGAAGATGAACCCTTTTACTCAAGAAAAGCGAACTATTATTAATGGCTTTTTTGCAAAGCAACATCCCGTACTTCAAGTGCTGGGTTAGGAAGGAATACACACACAACCACATCAAGTATCACGGTGAGTTTTTACATGCGATGGCTATCGCTGTAACTACCATGCCGTGTCGTAGCTTGAGCTTCCAAGTGATCTTCACTGGAGCAGAGACCTACGATGATGACGATGAGCCGAATGTTCACGGCGGTGCGATGTGGGCAAGGATGCCGATTACGGGCTTGGTTGCTGATACGCCGTTAGAAGAGTGGCCTGAACCAATGCCAACGTGGGCAGCGCAGCCTTGGGATTGCAGTTCCAGGGAGCACTCGGTGTATGTGCTTGATCGTTGTACGCCGTGTCCTTGGCTGGCAAAGATTGACGGTGAGATGTATCCGGCAAGGTATTTGTTCACCGTGGATTACACAAACAATGAGATTGCAGATGACCCGGCACAACACAAGCAGTCGCATGTGATGGAGCTTTTGGATGCGGGGCCGTGGACAGGAAACATCGTTGCTTTACCCAACAATCGGGTTAGAGTGACGCATCCTGCGTGGTTCGAGGTGGGCGAAGGTGCCCCAGACTTCAGACCATCGCAGCACATTCACTACAGCAAATCTGATTTAGATTACACGTTAGATGTGAATCAAGTATTCGATAACCTCTATGCAGGAGCAGGCGATGAAGAAGAAGTCTAAAATGGGCTACGCTGGCGGCAAGAAAACCAAGATGGGTTATGCCGGTGGTAAGAAGACCAAAATGGGTATGGCTGGCGGAAGACGAACCAAGATGGGCATGGCGGGTGGCAAGAAGACGAAGATGTCTACCAAGATGATGGCATCTGGCAAAAGCACAAAAATGCCTATGAGCAGAGATCCTAGAACGGGTGAAATGAAGCCCGATTTTGCTATGGATGGCAAAGGTAAGATGCAGGCTGGCGGCAAGACCATGAACATGATGACCAGTGAGGGTGTCAGAATGTCACCCAAGATGATGGCTAATGGTGGTGCCACTATGATGGATCGAAAGAACGGAGGTAACACCGTTGCCCGTGGCTCTGGTGCGGCTCGAACTCAAAAGTTCACGAAGAACGGATAGATGGCTATTGATCGCCCTCTGGTTACGCCAGACACGATCTTTTCTCAGGGAACCGGCGATGAGCCAGACCTAGAGATAGAGATCGTAAATCCTGACGCTGTTTCTATCGAAACAGATGACGGTGGCGTGATAATAGACTTTGACCCTGACATGGGGCCAATGGGCGCAGAGATCCATGACGCCAATCTTGCTGAGTTTATTGATGAGGGCGAACTATATGGTATCGCCACTGATCTGATCGGCTCGTTCAAGTCAGACAAAGAAAGCCGATCTGACTGGGAGCGTACCTACGTTGAAGGCTTGGATCTTTTAGGGCTGAAGCACGAAGACAGAACAACACCGTGGGACGGTGCTTGTGGCGTGTTCCACCCATTGCTTACCGAGTCGGTGATCAAGTTTCAGTCACAGGCGATACAGGAGTTGTTTCCTGCCAGTGGCCCAGTCAAAACTTCTGTCGTTGGCACCATTACCAACGAGAAAGAAAACCAAGCAAATCGTGTTCAAGACTATCTGAACTACTTGCTGACTGAGAAGATGACCGAGTATCGCTCAGAGACAGAGCGCATGTTGTTTTCTCTGCCGCTTGGTGGCTCTGCTTTCCGCAAGGTTTACTACGATCCCAACATGGGACGCCCTTGCAGTATGTTCGTACCGGCTGAAGACTTTGTTGTCAGCTATGGTGCGAGCGATCTGGCGACCTGTGAGCGTTCTACGCATGTGATGAAGCGTAGCTCGAATGAGGTTCGCAAGCTTCAAGTGGCAGGATTTTATCTGGATGTGGAGTTACCTGCCCCATCTCCAGACTACGACGAGATAGAAAAGAAATATAACGAGTTGACGGGTGACTCTGCCAACTACGATATGGACTATCGGCACACGATCCTTGAGATGCACGTCAATTTAGACCTGCCAGGGTTTGAAGATACCGAGAAAGGTGAGCCTACCGGCATCATGTTGCCGTATGTGGTGACGATTGATCAGTCATCACGCACGATTTTGTCCATCAGGCGCAACTGGTACGAGAGTGATGAGCGCAAAATGAAGCGCGAGCACTTCGTTCACTACCAATACATGCCCGGATTAGGGTTCTATGGCTTCGGTTTGATCCACATGATCGGTGGATTGGCTAAATCTGCCACCTCTTTGTTGCGACAACTGGTTGATGCAGGCACTTTGGCGAACCTTCCGGGCGGTTTGAAGGCCAGAGGACTGCGAATCAAGGGTGATGACACCCCGATTATGCCTGGTGAGTTCCGAGATGTGGACGTTCCGGGCGGAACGATCAAAGAAAACATCAGTTTCTTGCCCTACAAAGAGCCAAGCACGGTCTTGTACCAGCTTATGGGCGACATTGTGGAAGAAGGACGCCGTTTCGCCTCCGCTGCTGACGTAAAAGCTGCCGATATGAACGCAGAAGCGCCGGTTGGCACCACATTAGCCATCTTAGAACGCTCTATGAAGGTGATGAGCGCCGTTCAGGCCCGTATGCACGCCTCTATGAGGGCAGAATTACGCCTATTATCGAATATCGTGCGTGATTTTGGGCCACAAG